CACCCAGAGACCCCACCACCTTCCACCCAGAGACCCCACCACCTTCCACCCAGAGACCCTCCACCCAGAGACCCGCACGATGATCCCCAGAGACCCGGACACCCTCCACCCAGAGACCCAGACACCTTCCACCCAGAGACCCCACCACCTTCCACCCAGAGACCCGCACGATGATCCCCCGCGTCAGCGGGCCAAGGGACCCTGTGTCCTCGCTTTGCGCGCGGAGCGCGCTGTCTTACTCTTGAACCCGCGCTGGGCGCAGCGTATTGCCACGTATCCTGTCATGCGCTATGAAATGTGGAAACGAAGGAGAGACCCATGTCCGATACCCGTATTGCCAACCTCGAACGCCAGATGGAAGCCTTGGCCTCCCATTATCGCGGGACCTGCGATCACATCGCGTTCATGTCGCGGCTGGCGGCTCTGATGGACGACAAGGTCCAGACCCAGATCGGGCTGCTGACGCAGCTCACTGGTCTGACGGCCAAGGCGGAGGAACCGTTCGACATCATCCCCTTGATGAAGGAAAGCCCATCTCTGCGGAAAATCCACGACATAACGGCACAGATCGACGCCCTTGTCGCTGAATACACCACCGCCATGCAAGACACCGTCGCGTCCTCTCGGGCCAACGACGCGAAGGCGTCCGGACAACCGGCACAGGAACCGGCCAAAAAACCGGACAGCCCTGCGGGGAATGCCGAGATCGACCCGGCGCTTATCAAGGCGTTTGTGATGGATGCGGAAACCGCTTGACTTTGTCGATCCGGGTTCCTTGATTCGTGTCATTGTGCTACAAATCTTGACATTTGATACAAATCGTGCCACGTTCGGCCTGTCAGACAAGGACCCGATATGGCCTCCATTCACACACTCCCGACCCCCCGCCCACGCTGGAACGACAAACCGGTCAGAGAAGCGGCAGCAATGGCTGCACTTCCCGGTGTCAAGGCGTGGATGGTCAACGCCGGATACATGACCGAAGACGACACGTCTCTTGACCACGATCTGCCTGCGGCCTTGGTTGTCGCCCTCACCGAAGGCTCCTGCGGATACACCGCCACCCGCCGTCTTGAGGATGTGACGCGGTTTCCGGCGGATGACGCGCTTGTGACTCTGATGATCGACGCCTTTACGCGCATGGACCGGATGGTTCCGGAGTTCGTGCGGGCATGGGTGATGAAGACCGGCACGCGGTTCAAGGCGGTCGAAGAGGATGTGGTGCGGTTTCGCGTCGGCGCTCTGACCTTGTCAGGCACCGTGCGCGCGGTGGTCAAGGCAGAAGCCCGGGGCTGTGTCGAGATCACCAAGGGGCTGAATAACAAACCACAGGTCCTGTCGGTCATGGCCGAGGACATCATCGACAATCTCGGCCCGTCACGGCGCAGGCCCAAAACCCCCGGCCCGAAGGGAGTGGTCTGATGTTCTTGAAAGTTTTCGACCGGACCTGCGATGTCCTGCACTGGATTGATCCGCGTTTCGCCAATGCCCGGGATATGAATACCCACCACCGCAAGGTCAAGAAGATGACCCGTTCGGATGGGACGTATCTGAGTGCGGTGTTTCACAATTACAGCATCCCGCCCTCGGAATGTTCTGCGGACCAGAGCCGGGTGTTTTCCGCCATGCAGATTTTCAAGGCGCGGTTCAAGGCCACCAAAGGCTGCGCGCATCCCCGCCAGAGGGCCTTCTATCTCTATGCGCGGGACCGGTATGTTCTCAAACCTGCCGAACGCCGGATTGCGGGTCAGCAATGACTGCAATTCTCGGAATCGACCCCGGTAATTCCGGTGCATTGGCGATCTTCGATCCGGAGCTGGCCCGGATGCGTCTCGTGGATATGCCGACCTTCGAATACACCACCACCCGCAACCGGGTCGAGACCGACCCCTACGGTGTGTCGGCGGTCATCAAACGGCAGGCCCTGTCCTGTGCCTATATCGAGGAAGTCCATGCCTCTCCCCAGATGGGGACTGTTTCGGCGATGACATTCGGGACGGGCAAGGGAATCCTGATGGGGGCGCTGGCGGCGCTGGAAATCCCGCTGACCCCGGTCAAACCGGCCCAATGGAAGAAACAGATGCGCGTCCCCGCCGACAAGCGCGCGGCTGTCCGCAGGGCCAGCCAGCTTTTCCCGGAGCTGGCACCTTTTTTCAAAGGCCCCCGAGGGGGCGTTCTGGACGGACGCGCGGAAGCGGCTCTGATTGCGCTTTTCGGTGCGATGGAGATGGGACGCACGCCAACCAAATCCGTCACATTCTGGGAGTAACCCATGGCGATCCTGTGGACCAAGAAAAAGAAGCCGAAGAAGGCTCCGCTCCGCATGTTTTACGAAGACGATGAAGAGGTCTGGGAGGATGATGACGCGTTTGACGAGTCCGTCCCCGACCAGACCGGCCATGCCGAAGAGTTGCCCGATGCGGGGGTGGCTGCGGTCTTCACCGGCGTGCTGAACCAGTTCGGCGATCCGATCATCCGCCACCCGCTGCGCGTGCGGGTCGGCTTCCATCCGGAAAACAAGAAATACCACGCGCCCACGGCTGACGCCGATGATGACGGCTGCGGCTCCATCGTCGGCTGGGTCTACGAATACTGATCTCCCATATCCAAGGAAACTGAAATGCCCAAGAACAAGTTCGACGCATATGCGCCAAGCCCGCAATCCTCCCCGACCGGGGCCGCTGCGGTCACACCCCACAATACCGATGAGCTGCCGTTTGTCTCGCGTATCATCTATGCCGGGACCGGTGGCACCGTCAACGTGGTGCCACTGGACAATGCAGACAGCGGCACGGCGGTCTCGATCCTGTTTCAGGACGGCGGTCAGGTCCTTCTGGAAGCGGTGCGTATTCTGGCCACCGGCACCAGTGCCGAAGACATCGTCATTTTTGCCTGATGGCGGCGCTGCTCGATTCTACCACGGACGCCTTTGCGTGTTTCGTTGCCCGGCGGGTTGATCCCGTCGCGGCGGCGTGCGCGCTGGGCCTGCCGTATTGCGAGGAATCGGTCGCCCGCCTTCTCATGACCTCTGCCATCAAAGACCGCATCGACTCCCTCCAGAGGGATCGCGCCGAAAGAGCCTTCCGTGCCTAATCTCGCCAATCCGAAACACGAGCGTTTTGCAACCAGCCTTGCCAAGGGGGTCAAGCAGGGAGATGCCTATATCGACGCAGGGTATGCGCCCAACAAGGGGGCCGCATCACGTCTGGCGCAATCGCCCAAGATCATCGACCGGGTTGTCGAGATCAAGACCGATATCAACAAACGCATCAACACCGCCCTCGCCCATCCCGACGAGCCGGAACATTTCGAGAGCCTCAAGAACATGGGGATCACCATGGACTGGATCGGCGGGGCCTACAAGAAAATCTACGACCGCGCGCTGGAAACGGCGCAGCTCGGCGCGGCCAATACGGCGGTCGTCAATCTCCAGAAGCTGGTCGAGATCGAACAGGGTGGCAAGAACGACGAGGACGATGGCGAGGATCGTATGAAGATCAGTGATGCGGTCAAGCTCATTGAGGGAATGGCGGCGGTTGCCAAGGCCACTCGCGATCCGGGTGAGACGTTTTCCGACATGCCCCGCGAGATCAGGGATATCACACCGCAGGACGGCCCCGGTGAGCAACCGATGACGGCCCTTCCGCCGATGGATGCGCTGGATGCCTATCTCAGCGATGATCTTGAAGACGAGGAGACGGGCTGATGTCGGGTCGTCTCATCACGCTGCACGAGCGCAAGGAAGTCCGCAAGGTGATTGCGGAACTCCAGAAATACGTCGATGCGCTGGAAAAATGTATCCTCACCGGCAAGCCGCTTCCTGCGGGTCCGCGCGCAGCTCTTGAAAGCACAACAGGAAGTTCTGACCCCGAGGCACAGTTGCGGGCCATGCAGGCCCATCTGGCCGAGGCCGACAAGCGGTATGATCATGATCTTCGCTTTGCCGCACAGTTCAGGCTCTCGCCGTTCTGCGAGTTCATGTTCCGCGACGAGCCGCCTGCGATGCACCATGAGTTCCTGATCGACCATCTGGAAGAAATTCACGCCAAGACGATTCCGCGTCTGATGATCAACATGCCTCCGGGAGCGGCAAAAAGTTCCTACGCGTCGATCCGGTTTCCGAGCTGGCATCTGGGGCGGCGTCCCAATGACCGCTGGTTGCAGGGGGCACACACGCAGGGCTTTGCCGAGAACCGGCTGGGCAAACCGGTGCGGTCGCTTATCAACGAGCAGCGTTACGGGCTGGTGTTTCCGGAGATGGGACTGAGTTCCGCGTCGGCGGCGGCGGGATATTTCGAGTTCGTCAATTCGACAAGGGGGTATTACAAGGCCATCGGCGTCGGCGTGGGTATTTCCGGATACCGGGCGGATATCGCGGCTATCGACGATCCGATTGCATCGCGTGAAGACGCGGAATCCCCAACCAACCGGCGTAAGTTGCAGGAATGGTGGGAGGATGATTTCTCGACGCGTCCGATGCCGGGGTCGCCTTTGTTCATCGTGAACTGCCTGACGGCGGATACCAAGATTTCCATGGCGGATGGGACGTGGAAATACATTATCGACATCGTTCCGGGAGACCGCGTGGTCACTTACAGGGATGGTGCCCTTTCGACGGATGTCGTGACCTTCTGGGCAGATCAGGGTTTTGACGAGATTATCGAGGTCAAGACGGGTGAGGCAACCGTGCGCGGCAATGCCAAGCACCCGCTTCTGGTGGAATGTGATGCGGGGGAACGGGTCTGGCGGAAGTTGGGGGATATCCGCGTCGGCGACAGGCTTGTAAGTGCTGGAAAACATCCCGAGCCGGAAGGTGGGTGGGTCCCCCCGGTTATGCCCAACCGGTCCAGGCAGGATGTAGAACAGGCTGACGGGGCGCTGACCGAAGACCGGGCTTGGGCCTTGGGGTTCATGACTGGTGACGGCTGGCTGGCCTACAGCAAGAAGATGTGGCAGACACAAGCGGGGGGCACATCCTACCGGACGGGATCACAGGTGACATGTGTGGCGTCCGGCCAGTCCAGCCGGTCCAGCCAGTCCAGCCGGTCCAGCCAGTCCGGCCATGTCCGTTGTATGGATATTCTGACGGAGTGGACAGGCGCGCGATTCACCGAGACCAGATTTGGCTACTGGCGCTCCGAGACGGCTGTGCTGGGGCGGATGATGGCTGCATACGGCATGGATGCGGGGACACCGAGCAGGCGCATCCCAGCCGCCATCTTCACCGCAGAGGCGGGTATCCGGCAAGCCTTCGTGGACGGGGTCCTGTCAGCGGAATTTTGCCCATGTGCAAGGGGGGCTGGCGAGAGTCAGCAGGCCCCCACCTTCAACCGGCTTCTGGTCGAGGATATGCGCCATCTGCTCAAGTCCCTCGGGCACCGGAGCAGTGATCTCTACGCGCGGGGTCTTCTCACAACACCGCCCGAGCAATCGCCCCACCCCATGCGGGTGACTTCGATCCGTCACACCGGGCAGCGTGAGCATGTCTATGACATTTCGGTCGGAACCCACGCCAATTTCATCGCGGACGGAATTGTGTCCAAAAACACGCGGTGGCATCAGGATGATCTGAGCGGATATCTGTTGCAGAAAATGGCGGATGGGTCCGGACATCATTGGGAGGTCATCAACATCCCGGCGCTGGCGCTGGAGAACGATCCTTTGGGGCGCGAGCCGGGGGAGGGGTTGTGGCCGGAAGTGTTCGGAACCGCTTTTTATCTGGATGTGAAGCGCACCTCACCGGGGCGCAAGTGGAACTCGCTCTATATGGGCAACCCGGTCGATGAAGAGGGGGGTGTTCTCAAGCGCTCGGAATGTGTGTTCTACAAGGAACTGCCGCAGGATATCGAGCGCGACGGTCGGATCACCAAGAACAAGATCAAGCGGGTGATGATGTCGGTTGACTGTGCCGAGAAGGCCACGCAGCGCTCCGACTACACGGCGGCGACGATCTGGATCGAGGATGATACCAAGACACATTATCTCAAGTTCGCGTCCCGCACCAAGAAGGAGTTTTCCGACATGGTGAACTGGATCGAGACCTTGGCCGAGGCGCATGATTGCAGCGCCATCCTCGTGGAGGACCGGGGCGCGGGAACCCAATATATTCAGGTTCGCACCAAGACGCCCGGCCCGGTGCCGGTGATCGCGATCTCGACCAAGCAGCAGAGCAAGGATTTTCGCTTTGACGGGGTCACGCCGATGTTTGTGTCGGGTCAGGCACAGATTCCCGAAAAGTCTGCGTGGTCTGCCGAGGTCGAGCAGGAATTGTTTGCCTTCCCGGGTGGCAAGAACGACGATTACGTGGACAGTATCTCACAATATCTGGCCTATCGCCGGGACAAGAGCGAGCGGCGTGGCGTGCGCAAGATCAGGTCGTCGCAACTCGCTCATTCGTGACAGGTCCTGCCGGGTTTTATCCTTTTACCGGCAGTCCCGCAGAGCGTCTATCTGGTGCAAGGAGGGCGCTCTGCATCTGTTTCGGGGGTTGGACAGGCCAGCAGCGCACCAGACGCTCCCTGACCCCTCCCTGACCCCTCCCTGACCCCTACCAGACGCAGCGGGGTGCCATCATCCGGTGGTATTCCAGCATGGCGTTGGACCACATCGAGTTTACCCGGCGTGGCAGCGTATCCCAGCGGGCGGCGGTCTGCTTGGCCATCCCGGCGATCTCGGTCTGCACTGCGTCCGACAGCGGCACGATCAGCACGATTTCCGGGGCTTGGTAATCGGCATCCTTTTCGGTCTGGCGCAGGGTGCGCAGCTCGTGGCGGAACAGCGCTGTCATGGCACCACATTCCAGCTCCGAGAGGAAGGCGGCGGTTGCGGCCTG